GATCCCGGCCCCGTGGGCGGAATGCCGGTCAGGGCGTTCGCGCTTTTCCCCGTGTAGCGGATGACTTGCTCGCCGTTGCCCACGACGGCCCAGCCACCGGAGGCCGAGAAGGCCGCCGGGTTCGCCACGATGATCTCCGTCACGCCCGCCGGCACTTGGCCGTTCGGCTGCGTCAGGCTCGACGTGTCGACACTCGGCGGCGCCGCGCCCAACACGCTATCCAGCGCCGCGTCCGTGTAGATCGTCGTCGTGTTGTCGCCGAGCGTGGCGAGGAGGCGCAACGCCGACAGGCCCGAGGCCGTGCGGTAGAGTTTCCGGCCCGTGACGGCCGACGCGCCGAGCGGCACCGTCACGCGGACTTGCCCCGCAATCGCCGTGTTGGTCGCCGGCAGATGCGCGCCCAGGGCACTGTTCGCGATCGTGTCCGTGTAGGTCGTGGCGGTATTGTTCGCGATCGTCGCCACCAGCCAGATCCCGCCCACGCCGTTGAACTGGCGATAGAGCCGGCGCGCCGTCACATTCGACGGCCCCGTGGGAATCGTCGTAATCGGCACCGTCTGCAAACTCGGCCCCGCGCTCGTGTCGACCGTGGGCGCCGTCGCGCCGAGCGTGAACTGATTGCCGTCCACGAAGAGTTGCTCCGTCGTGGTATTCGAGAACTGCGCGAGTAACCGCAATTCGCTGGCCGGTTGATTCACGGCCGTGCGGTAGATGTTGATGTGCGTCACGCGCGGATCGGTCGATCGGAACGTGCTCGTGTATTGCGTGGGCGCGGCCGATCCCTGATCCATCGGCCACACCGGCTGCGTCCAGCCTTGTGTTGGCCCCGGCACCGTCGATCCGAGCGCGGTCTGATACCCGTAGGCGTAGTAATACGTTCCCGGCGCCAAGTGGGGCAGATAGTTATTCCCCGCGACGAAGTTGGGTTTCGGCGCGATCGTGACCGGCGCGGGCGCCGTCGTGACGACCGACGCACTGAGCGGGGCGCCCGTGGTTTCCCCCGTCGCCGTCACGAACGTCACCGAGTAGGTATGTGAGCCCGCCGTCACCGCCCCGCCGACCGTGGGCGCCCCCGGCGTGACGCCAGCCGGCGTGGCCAGCGGCCCGACCGTGATCGTGTTCGCCGGACTCACGAGCGATTCGCCCGCCGCCGTCACGAACGTGTAGCCGTAGCCGTGCGCGCCCCAATCCATCCCGGAGCCGTCGAGCGGGGCGAGCAGGGGCGGGGCACTGGGCGCCGCCCCCGGGCCCACGAGGCCACCGCCGCCGCCGAGCTGCACGCCCGTATACGTCAGGATGCGCGACGCCGCCGCTTCCGGGGCGAGGCCCGCGATCGCCTTGCCGCCCGCCGGGTTGAACATCGTCGCCTCGCGCACCGGCACGAGATCGGTTGAGGCCGCGATCGTCGTCGCGATCTGCGTGCTCGCGCCCTTGCCGAAGACTCTGGTCCTGACTTGCGACTTGTCGATCGCCCACGAGATCGCGGGGTCATGCAGGAAGCGCCCCGGGGTGTCGTCAATCGGATCGGGCGCGCCGCCAGGAGGCGTCGTGAAGAAGTAGAGCGTCTTCTGCTCGAAGAACCAGTAGGCGCCGATCAGCTTCGCGAGCGCCGTCAGGCAGCCCTTCATGCCGCCTTCCGAGCCGTCGAACGTGATCGTCACGGGCGGCAAGCCGAGCTGCACGCCGGCCGGTGAGAAACCCGGCGCGAAGGTGGTGATCAGGGTCTGCGCCACGGTCGTGGCCGAGACGTTCACGAACGGCATCAGCGGCCGGCGCCGGTTCGCCCGCGCCGTATCGTCGATCGCCGTGACCGGATGCACGACGGTCGTGGGCCGCCCCTTGTAGGTTTTCTCGACCGTCTGGAGTTCGCCGTTGAACAGCAACACGGGCGCGTTGCTGTTGACCCAGACTTCGATCGGCGTGCCCACGGAGGGCGCCGCGCCATAGAGCGTCAGCGCGCACGTGTTCGGCTCGTCGTAGACGCGGTCCTGAATCGTCATCGACTTGTAGAGCACGCGCACGGGCGCGTCAGGCGTCGTAATGTCGATGCCGCCGAGGATGATGCGAATATGCGTCGGCCGATCGCCCATCGCATCCGCCGGGAGATAGCCCAGGCGAAAGTTATTCAGGCGCGTATTCGGGCCGAGGACGGCGGGCATGCGCGGCATTAGTTCACCAGCGATCCCCGTTGCACTTGCGTGGTGATCGTGTCGCCGACTTTGCGCGCGAGCCCGTCTTGCGTGTCGACCATGTTGAACGTGTTGGTAATCGTCGGCGCCCGTTGCGCGAGGCCCATCGACAGCGCCCACGTCAGAAAGTCGGCCGGCGGCCCGCCGCCAATCGCGCCGCCCAGCGCCCCGCCGGACGGATGCCGGCGCTGGTATTCCGCGAACGTCGCCTCGAAGCTGCCCAGCGTGCCGTAACTGATATTCCCCGTATTAATCGGCACCGCGGCGTTCCCCGGCGACATCTGCGTCATGCCCGGTGCCACGCCCGCGCTGGTGACGGCCGCGATCGTCGCCGAGGCCGTTTGTGCTTTCGCGGTCACCGCGTCGAGCGAGGGGATGACCTGCGTATCAATCACATCCGACGTAAAGCGCCATTCGGTATTCCACGCTTTCGTGTCGCCGACGTTGATCTTGATCCACTGGTCGAGCGTGCCGAGCGCCGGCTCTGTCGCGGCCATCGTCGCGAGGTTGAGTTTCATCTGGCGATCGAGCGCCTCGACTTGCGCCGCGGAGAGGTGCATCGCCGTGGCGACCGTCGTTTGGGACACGCCAAGACTCAGCGCGTTCATGCCCGCCGTGACGACGGCCGGGGCCATCGTGAGCAGCGTTTGATGCCAGTGGCCGGTGGCTTCGTTTAGTTCGTCTTGCGCCTCCCGCACTTTTTTCAGCGCCGCGTCTTCTGCGGCGTGCCACTTCGCGAGGGTCGCTGCGTTCTCGGTCACGCGCCGGTTGTAATACTCGATCGCCTCCCGGCTGATCCCGTAGTGCTGCGCCAGCTGCTGCACCGTGGAGCTGTGGTTCTTGAGTTCCGCCGTGATCTGCGGCATGTCCGCTTTATGCGCGGCGATCTCCCGGTTCCAGTCGGCGACCCGTTGCGCGCCGGTATTGAAACTCTCGGCCAGGGCTTTGTTGTGCTGCTGGATAATCTGCATCGCCGTGTCGAAGTCTTTGATCTCCCGGCCGGCGATCTGCGTCGCGCGGGCGAGCACGTCCATCGCGGCCCCCGTGCGGGCCGCCGTGAAGCCCAGCGCGGCATCTGTCGCCGCGACGATCGCTTTATCGAGCCCCGTAAATTCGAGGGCCATCGTCGTGATCTGGTAGGTGGCGGCGCCGACACTCGCCGCCAGCCCGAGGGATCCCCAGAGGCCGAGCTTCTCAAACGTGAGCCCCGACACGGTGCCGAGTTCCCGGATCGCCTGAATCTGCGGGCCGATGTGAATGCCAAGGGCATTCAGCGTCTTATCCGCCACGCCGAGGCCTTCGCTGAATTCGCCCATCGCGCTATTGGTCTGGCCTGACGCGCCCTCCATTTCCTTGAGCTTCACGACGGATTTGTCGACTTCAAAGTAGAAGTCGGAGAAATCCGCCGTCATCACGCCATTCAAGATGGCCATTAGACGGCCGCCTCCTGGGCCTGCTGGCGGGCGTGCAGTTCTTCGATCAGCACTTCATACACCGCCTGCGGCAACGCGCGGATGTCGTCGTAACTCATGCCCATACTTTTGCAGAGGGCTAAGGTCGTCATAATGCGAGCGCGGGCTCCGGGGTCGTTTTTTTTTCCTCGACCGCGCGCCGATTCGCGCGGAGGTGCGGGGCGAGCGCTTCCACGATCTCATCCATCGTCGCCGTGTCGAGACTGCGCAACGTGTCGCGCCGCTCGTCGACGGACTGCATCGGGCTGTAGGGGATCGGGCGATTGTCCTCGCCCACAAACGACCAGCCGACCAGATACGCCAGGATGACGGCGAGCGTCCGCGGCACGGGTTCGCCTTCGAGATCGAGCCCTTCGCCCGCGTTCAATTCTTGTTTGACCGTGAGGAAATCGCCGCCCGACAGCGGCAAGCGCATGACGTCGGCTGAGGCAATGCGACTGCGGCCCATGTGATCCCCGTTCTACCGCTCCGGCGGCCCCAAGGTTGCCCGAAGACTCGTCTCCCCGATGTCGAGCGCCTGCACCGGCCAGGCCCAATAGCCCGCCGCGCGCGGGGCCGTGAAGAGTAGCGGCGCCTGGCGCGCCTGAAAGCGATCGACCTTCGCGCCTAGCGTGGCTGACAGCATCCAGTGCCCGCCTTCCGCTTTTGTGCGCGTGATGCGCCACGCTTTGAGATCGACGGCGACACGGGCGCCAAAGAGAATCGCGCCCGCGTCGCCGTGCACCGTCAGCGAATTGAACACGTCACGCGGCGGCCGGTTCCGCCTTCCGGCGGCCCGCTCGTGCCGCAAGCGCCGTTAAGGCCGTGCCGCCGTTCAGTAAGAACGGCCCCGCCGCTTTCCAGGTGCCCGAGACTTTCGGCGCCGACAGCGACGCATCGATTGAGGCGTCCATGTAGGCCGGCCCCGTCCAGAAGAACGTCGGCTCTGTGCTGCTCGGCAGTAACTTCAAGAGGCCCGGTGTGTCTTGCTCGGCCGCCTCGAAGAGCGCGAGTTCCGCCGAGTTGAAGAAGCCGCCAATCGTGCCGCCGGCGTCCTTCATCCCGGGAATATAGACCCGGTTGACGTCACCAAAGCACGTGACGTCCTCGTATTCCGTCTTGAAGTCGGCTGTCCACGCGTTCAGCGATAAGATTTCTACCGCGGTTGCGCCCGTGGGATCCCACAGCACCGATCCATTCCGCCCGCTAATGATTGCCATTGTTCTCGTCTCCTTCTGCGTTACGCGCCGACCAGCGCCATCTGCACCCGATACCGCCCGCCGCGCCGGAACCAGCGGATTGACGTGTCGACCGCGTCGATCTCCGTCATCCGCGTCGGCTCTTCGCGGTGCGTCGTCATCCACGTATACCCGGCGACCGTCAGCGGCTGATCTTCGAGCAGCGCATCGATGCGCGCCGCCGCCGCTTTGATGTTCGCGCCCGGCACCGTCGACAACATGCGCGCTTCGATGAAATACAAGCCATCCTCGATCGCGCGCTTCTGAAACACGCCGAGATCGACCGCCGTGACGAACGACACGATCACGAACCGCGTGGATCCGTGCGGCGCTTCATCCCAGTAGACGCCGTTCGGGCAGAGCGCGAGGAGCGCCGTATCGCTGCCGAGCTTCGCGATCAGCGCCGCCGCGATGTCGGACGTATCCGCCACGCGCTACGCCGCCTCGTCGTGCTTCGCGGTCAGCCCCACCGAGGCGATCAGCGCCGCCAGCTTCTGATACATCGCGCGCCGGTAACGGATCATCGTCGGGATAAACACGGGCCGCGGGACGCCTTTTTTGGAAAACATGATCCCGCGCGTCCAACCTTTTTTCGTCTTCCGCTCGTGATGGAGTTCGCTGCCGTGCTCGTGCCACCAGGCATGCGGCGCCGTGCTCCGCACTTGCGCCGCGACGCGAAACGGGCCGATCTCTTTGATCGTGACCTTCACGCCCTTGCGGAGACGGCCGGCCGGATACTTCCGACTGCCCGGCCCGATCGGATACTGGCTTCCGATGTCGGCCGCGGCACTATAGGCGGCTTCGGTCACAATCACCGTCGCCTGGCCTTTCAGCTCGTCCGGCAGGCGGCCCAGCGCGTCCTTCAATTCGCGAATCCCCTGGATCGTCAACGTCGCCTCGATGTTCGCCATCAGGGCACCACCTCGACGGCGCCGCAGAGCATCTCGATCGATCGCATCTCCACGTTCACCTTGCCGGTAATCGCGAACGTCTGGCCGTCGAACAGCATCCGGGTTTCGGTCGTCACGTCGGGGTGAAAGTCGCCGCGCACGAGATGCGAGGCCGAACTAATGACCGTGCCCGCCGCGACGCGTTCGAGATCCTGCGTCGTCGCCGGCTCGATGCTGACGTGCCACGTGGCCGGGACCAGATCGGTCCACGTCTGCGTGTAGCCGCCATCGCCATTGGGCGCCGCGGGTCCGGGGTTTTGAAACGTCACGACGTGCCGGCGATCCCCGCGCATCAGGCCACCGTGGGATCGCGATACGCCGCCAGCAGGGCGTAGATTTTCGGCCACGGGTCCGGCTGCTCGCCGTCGCCCCGGTCTTCGTAGTAGTAAGCGGTCAGCAAGTGGATCGCGTGCGTGACCGCGGCCGGCGCGCTGCCCGTATCCCACGACGGATCGGCGGCCACGTTGAGATACGCGAGGATCGCTTCTTGCGCCGTCGCGAGCTTCTGCGCAATGTCGGCATCGTTGGCCGTGCTCGTGATGCGCAGATGCACCTTCGCTTGCGCCACGGTCCAGAGCGGCGGCAGCGTGACGCGCGAGAACTCCAGCGTCATGCCGCAGGCTCCGGTTCGGGTTCCGGTTCCGGCTCTGGTTCGGGTGCGGGTTCCGGCGCGGGCGTGGGCGTTGTGCGTTCGGCCAGCGAGGAAACCGGCCAGTTCTGCTGTTGCAGATACGGCAGCTCGCCCCCGGGCACCGGACCGAGGCCGTAGTAGGTTTCCCGCACTTCGTTTGGCGACATGCCCGACACGATCGCCGCTTGCGCCGCTTGCACGCGGGTCAGCGTGTCCATCCAAATCAGCAGCGTGTCGTCAAATTCCAATTTCAGATACGCCGGCAAGTTCAGCCCGTAGCCCAGCGTCTTGGCAATCGCGACCAGATGCGGTTCCAAGCACTGCGACTTGTATTGGAGCTGCGAGGCCTCGGCGTTCGCATAGGGCGGCTGCTTGCTGCTGTTCAGGATCGAGATCGGCATCCGGAACACTTCGCAGATCTTTTCCTCCGTCCAGCCGAGCTGCTCGATCAGTTGCGAGTTCACCGCCGTCGCCGAGAACGGCTCGAACTTCATGCCGAAGTCCGCCACGATGATGCTGTTCGCCGTCTTGGCTTTCTCCGCGAGTTGCGCCTCGATACGCGCCGCCGACATCGGGTCCAGCTTCGTCGGCGCAATCAGGAAGCCGCCGACGCGCCCGCCCTTCGCGAAGTGGTTGCTACTGCTGGTTTGAATGACGTGCGCCTGCGAGACGGGCGCGGCCGCGGCATAGAGCGGCGACACGCCCTGCAGCCGGTGATAAATGCAGTTGTAGCGGTCGTGAATGATGTCCTTCGCCGGCACAATCAGCGGGGGCGTATCGCTGGGGATGCCCGCGAGATCGTCCGGTTGTAGCTCGTAGTAGACGCTGCCATCTGGCGCGACGAGCACCTTGACGCGCGTGGGGTTCAGGATGTCGAGCTGGTTGACGACGCCGCGGTCGTCGTAGTTCTTGAGCACGTAGACATTCCCGGTCAGCAGGCGCGAGAGTGCCCACTGTTCGAGAAATTGCTGATCGGTCTGATACCGATTCGGCCGGCGCAGGACCGGCGTATACGCGGGGTTCGTCGTCTCGGACCAGAAGCCGCGGTCGTCCCGTTCGAGCAGGAGCGGCGGCGCGATCTTGCTGATGTCCTGGGCGATGCCCGAGACGCAACCGAAGACGCTGGAGTTACTCAGCGCCGCTTCAGTCGTCAGCGGATCATTTTTTTGCCAGGCGCCGGTATACGGTTCCTGCACCCACGGCGACCACAGATTGGCATTGGTCGCCGCGAGTGGAGGCGCTGCTTTCCGTGCCAGCGTCAGCTCATACCCGAAGAGCTGCATGGCGTTACGCCGCGTGCTGCTTGCGGGCGTTCTGATCAGCCGCCATCGCCGTGGTGCCCGTGGGCGACGGCCACGCCGTCGCGGTCAGATACTTCACGGTATTCGCGCCGACGCGCTTCCACGAGATATACCGCTCGGCGCGCAACGCGACCGCGTTCATCTGGAACATCGACGCATACACCGTCGTCGCATCGGGCACTGCGGCCGGCGCGTTGTCCATCTGCAACGAGGCTTCCGTGGAGGCGTCAATCGTCACGCCGCCATCGTCCGCCATGAGGATGTATTGCGGCGCGAGTGCCACGACGTTCGTGGTCAGCGTGTTCGACGTGATGAACTGCAGCCCCTTGTAGGTGCCGCCACTGATCCCGATGCCGGGGAATTCCGGCGACCCGTCGAGGTTCGTGCGGAACGACAGCGCCAGCGCATTCGCCGG